TATTTGCACCTTCAACTAAAAATTTACCAATCGAATCTAATGAATCATTTCCAATAGCAATAATATCTGGTGCCGTTGCACCTCTTTCAAAATACCCAGTTGCTTGCCTAGCAGATCCAGTAATTTTTTTCCATGTCCACATTTTTGCGGCTAAAGCAGGAGTTGCTTCATCCGACGTTGTAAAATATAAATCATCTGCCGAATCACCACCCGACCAAACAAAATCACTTTTATATTTTTGATAATAAAAATTTTGTACTTCTGATTCTTCTAAATAGGATTGTATATATTGTTCTATTATATCGGTAGCATTTAATGAAGAAGGTAATGTTAATGTTTTTCGTAAAAATGTTTCTTCTTCAAACATATATCCATCATCACCAAATATTGTTAAATCTTTATATGTTCCTGTTGGATCGTTGATATCTACATATCGAGTATGACCACTATGCACTCTATTTGTACTCTTAATTTTTATAATATTTGTAGATGCTTGTAACGGATAAACTGCATAATCTGTAGCAGATACCATTCTATTTTGTGTACTATATACCTGTGGTGCTTTTGTTTGTATGCTTGTATTTGTTTCAGTTAAGGAACTATTTTTTATAGGTTCTTCTAAATCCAATGTTACAATCAAACTATATAATTGTAAATCATGTTTACTGAAATAAGGTAAAGTAATTTCAATATTTTGAATATCATCTGTTCTAATAGTATATTCTTCACCATTACCTACTCTATACCATACTCTAATAATTCCTTTTGGAGCATTACCAAATCTTCCATCTGCAAATTTAATACTAATGGCATCATCGGTATTAGTAACTACTTGAAAAATATCTCTAATGTTATTATCAACTGCATTAAAAATAACATTAGAACCAACCACAGTATCAACAGGGGTCCAAATTGTTGATATTGCTCCATTTTGATCAATAGTTTGCACCCATACATCATCATTAGAAATATTTCCAGAGGTAATATCTATAACTTGATTTTCAATAGGACGATTAATTAAAGTATCCTTAAATTCTAAAGTACCTTGTTTAAAATAAAAGAAAAATCCTGTTTTAGCACTAGAATTTCCTTTACCATCATTAAGATATAAACATCGCATAGCAGAATCTGGATCTGGATATGGCTCAAATAAACCTAAGGTCGAATCAACATCAACATTTGTTATTTCAAATGGTATAGATTCTCCTTGAACAGTACCAGCAAACGTATGAGTCACATTTTGTTGTGTTTGTGAATTCATTTTATAAATTTCAGATTTAACACCATCTAATGTTGCTGTTTTAAATGGTGTGCCAAATTGCGTGGTACTTCCAAAAGAAGAATTTAATATCATTAAAAATTGTTCATATGCATTTGCATTTGTGGAATCATTCCATGTAACATCTACATTTAATATATTATTACCATCAGAATCAATTAATGCTTCTGTTGTCCGTATTGTTTTAATTTTTAATACTCCACTAGAATTTATATTTCTAGTAGGATTATATCCTAAGAATCTAGCCAATCTTAAAATTGAATCTCTGCTTTGAGCAGTTTCCATAAAATTTTCACGAGTAGCAAAATCAGTTCTAAAAGCAAGATTATGGCCCATAAATGCTATTAGATCCATTAAACTAATAAATTCAGATGATTGAATCCAATCATTGTAATCTTCGGGGTAGTTTAATCTTATGTAATCTACCATAGCCGCTTTTAATGTATCAAAATCATATGCTTGAAAATTAGATTGAGCAAATGATTGATATTTTGCTATGTAATCTTCTGCGGCAAATAAAACATCTTGTCGTGTAGCCATTTGTTTATATTCCTTCTTCCATTTCTCGGTCAAACGTTAACGCCATAACTTCCAGTTGATCTGTAGGTTGGTAAAATAATCTTAACTGTACACTTAAAGCATTATCATTTGAATAAGTGTCTATTCCTTCTAATCTCCATCTAGGATCATTTGCTACAATATTAAGGCAATCTTCTTTAACTGCTTCTTCAGTTGTATCGTTCCATGGTTCAAACATTAGTTGCCAAATCATTGAACCAAAGCCGGGACTCATAACTCTTTCCCCTTTTTTGGTATGAAAATGATTTATTAAATCTTGTTTTGCTAACTCTATATCATATACTTTTCTAGTTTTTGGACCTTGAACTGTTGAAAATCCTTTAAATAATGTCTTTGCCATGGTGTCCTTAACAGATTATATTGTATTTATTGAAAAATTAAACTACATATTTAATTTTTTGGTTGACCTCTAGAGTTGTAGATAGTATAATATATATATAAGTTGGAATTGAGATAAATAATTTAAATGACCTTAAGGACAGTTAAATGAAAATTAATGAAGTATGCAAAGTAAAAAAACTACCCGACGGCACCGAATACTGCCCTGGTCCGAAAATAAAACAATTATCCCCAGAACAAAAAGCAATCGAAAAGAAGCAAGAACATGCACGTGACGTTGCAGATGAAAGATTTTATAGAAAGCAGGATCATAATTTAAAAAGTGGAATGGGGGAAGGAGTTAAAGAGGCTTCATTCGATCTTCCATCTTCGAACTTTAGACATACAGAAAAATTTACTGTAGGAACTGGCAAAGAATTAGAATTTGCCAAATACATTGCTAGACAACTAGAAACAATGGGTGTTACAAAAGAACAAGCAATCCGGTTATATAAGGCATCAAAAGATGGCGATTATAGTTGGGTTGAACGGTTTGGTAAAAGTCCTAAATTAAAACAACTTATTGGTCATAATATTGGTACTGCAATGACAACTAATGCAGTAGCAATTCATAATGGCATGGGCTTACTTGCAGGCCTACTTAAAATACAACCCAAACAAACTAAAATACCCACACCATCTCGGGTACCTGATGATTTGCAACCCGGCGGTCATGATACAGATGAATATCTCCAAGCAAAGGATGCCAAACAAGCAAGACAGTATTACGACAGAGATATGAACTGGAGTGGTTTGCGGTAACCCCTTTTTATAATATACAAAAATTATAGCATTTGTAATAGAAATATTAAAATCTGAATAAATATTTTATATTTTTATGACATCAGGCAAAATACCAAAAGTATAAAGCCACTAATTATTTTATTCGTAGGAGAAAAAACCAGAATAAAATGAAGTTGGGTTTTATATTTCTTTTTGCTTTATTATATCCAATAATGGTGCTTGCAGACACAGAGCATCCACTAACCGAAGCAAGACTAAAATTTAAAGCAGAAGATTATAGTTTTGATAAACCCGCCCAACTTCCTTTTTTAACTTTATACGAACGTAGACAGATAGAAAAACGATTACCAAAATTTGAATATGAAACATTAAATGTAATTATTGGAAGTTATGTTAAACATCTTCCAAATAAAAGTGAAAAAACAGAAGGGTTAACTAATAGACCGATAGGTTTAGAATATAATCGTAATGAACATACAATTGGATATATGAATTTTACTAATTCAAATGATGATGAATCTAATGCAATTTATTATGGTTATACGTTTCTCGATTATATTTTTGTAACTACAGGATTAGTAACAGGATATGGGCCAATACGTCCTCCCAGAAGAGGATTTTATGTATTATGGGGATTTAGATATAGATATAAAATGTTAGATATTAAAATAGTAGCTAATCCCCCTCTTAATATAAAATATTTAAGCGGCCCAATAACAATTGGAATTCAGATTGCAATTGCAGTAAAGCTAAAATAACAGGAGTAATTAAAATGCTTGACGAAAAAGACATTAATGATAAACACAAACACATGCTTTATCCTACCGTTAGAGTACGGACAACTAAAGCAGGTGGATCGGGAACGTTAATTTATTCAAGACAAGTTCCGGACGAAGAAGAAGGTATTTTTGAAAGTTACGTTTTAACAAATGAACACGTAATTGACGATAATATCAAAGTAGAAAAGAAATGGAGTACATTACTCAAACGAGAAGTTAAAACTGATATTCTTGCTGAATGT